CCTTCGTTAGGGTATTGGTCACCTCGTGTGAGGTCACACACTTCGTCCCATTCATTGTGCATAACATAACACAAATCCCCAATGTAATAGACACCTTTTGTTAATATCATACTATGCTCCTAATATGAAATGGATACACTTCACACTTAATACAACCGCAACGGTGTATAATACCGCTATAAGATATATTTTACCAAACTTCATTCTGAAACTCCTATCATATTATTAAATGAATCCATTAAACTATTGTAATCCTTTGTAGTGTATAGAGCCTGTCCATCATCTTTACAATGATCCTGTATAAACATCAAGGCGTCATAGAGTAAGTCCATATCGGTCTCTGATAACTCTATGGTGTATCTTTTTTTAACTGGTTCTGTCATAGCATCCTCTTTATCGCTTCACGAGCTTGATATATTCCTTTGGCCTCTTGTTGAGCTATAACCGATTCACACCTCTGTTGGTCTTCTGCAATCATTCGCCTAGGTGTCTTTAACACTATATGGTCCATGATGATTTCTTGACGCCTTTGAGGTACATTCTTGAACCCTTGAGTGAGAATCTCTGAAAAATAGACGGCTCGCTCTATGTCGGTTAAGTCCGGGTCATCAAATATAAAGTCTTGTGTCATAGTAGTATCCTATCATATCCATAGTAAATTTGTGGCAAGTATCCACGAAAGTAAAAGCGTAATTTGCCTGGATAAGGGTAAGTATCCACGAAATGAAAAGTGCATTTTGCTGGACATAAAGTATATTAGTGGTAAGGATCCTCTAAATGAAAAGCGAAATTCGCTGGACAATAAGTCGTTTGTATAGCTGTCAAAAAGATGTTAGAGGTATAGACCTTCATCAAGAGGACTCCTTCCAACTGTCCTGGACGCTTTTTCGCCAATACTATGGCGCTTGCCCATCGTCAATGTCCCCATAGTCCTTGGCTATCTGCACCACCTGAGCTATAGTCATACCAAACTGGTTGGCCACCGTTTCATAGTCGTTCACCTCTAGGGCTTCTAATACCTCAATGACCAGTTCTTTCATTTTACCCATTGAAATCTCCGTTCCGTTCCCACACCCAGCCAGGGTCACAATCTATTGGATCGGGACCAAAGAATCTTGGATCCGCCATGAGGTTGGGTAGGAGGACTAGGTCATCATACATGTTTTGGATGACCTTCTCGTTTTCTTCTTTGGCAGCGAGCCTTAGCTCTGCATTAGGATTAACCACGAGCCTTCTCCATTTGTTTGAATATAATGTATTTGGCACGGTTAATGAATTGGCGAGCGGTCTCGGTGTCTGGTTCGCCATACTCACCGGAGATGGTTTCTTGAGCATCTGATAGGATACCAGCAGCGAACATCAACTCCGTACCTGGGAAGGCCTGTTCTTTGACCATTTTATCTATGGCAGCTGCGGTACATCCGTAGCATTGTAATTCCCATTGTAGTTTTTCTTGTAGTGTTTTTGACATATTTTTTATCCTTTTTAATTGTATAACCAGGCTAACATATTATTGCCTATTTGTCAAGGGCTTCCTCAATCTTTTTTAGGATGGCTCTAAGCTCTTGATTTACATCAGCATATTGTGGAGTGTCCACCTTCATATTAGCTAAGTATATGATTAGGTTAGCTTCTTTTTTGGTCAGGTTAATTTGCATTTTTTAGCTCGTTATAATCTAGGGTTGGTTCAGGTGCCACAATGGCGCCTTCGTATTCCAACTGGCTTTTCTCAAACCATGAGAGGTAGTCATCTGGCTCAACTGACCAGTCCACGATAGCCTCTTTGGTATATTCGTTATCATGTTCAACACCAGCCATCTCCACAACTGAAGCGTAGTCAACATTAAGTGGGAGGTTTTGCACCTTATACTCTGAGCCACCCTTCATTTTCCAACGGTACTCTCCGTTGAACCCTTGATGGGCTGCATAGTTTTCTTGGAACTGTGTTCTTATTACTAGCATCATATTAGTTTAGCTCCTGTAATTTGGTTTCAAGCTTGTTTAGAATCACAGTATATTCTGGCGCCACACCTGGAGCCATGCCTATGATATCCTTCACGGTTTCTATTTCAAGTATTAATTCTTCTCGGTAACTCATTTTCTTTGTCCTTCTCAATTTTACAGGACCATTATATCACAATCCGGGCAAAAGTCAAGCATTATTTGCCCTTATAAATCAATGACTTATAGGGGGCTCCAGCTAAGCTCTTGATTCTAAAGGGCATTTATTTTTAGCGAAAAGTGCTTGACATTGTTGCCGTTTTATGTTAGAATGGTTACATAGAATTGAAAAGGATGAAAAATATGTTAATTTGCGATGGTAAGATATTCAAGACATTAAACGAAGCCACAGCGTATGCTAAGGCTGTTTACAATAAAACAGGTGTGATACTCGGTATTGACCTTTACAAGGGAGAAGCAGAATGAATAACATCAAAGACCTAACCAACCAACTATGCGCCATTCTAAAGGCCAACTACTATAAAAAGGGTTCAACCCTTGATTATAACTTTGTGACCGAAGAAGGTAACCGCTATATTAAAATCATTATGGTCAATAACCAACGCTCAGTCCATGCTTTCGTGGATAAAAACAATGGTGACCTATACAAGGCTAAATCATGGAAGAGCCCTGCCAAAGGTGTTCGCTTTAACCTTGTGAATGACATTGAAAAGCTTAAGGTTATAGCCGATTGGGCTGGTGGATACCTCTACCGCTAGAGGTATTACTCAAGCGCTTTAGATAGGCCAAACTAGGGTGCCTATATTTGACCTAGAGTGCTTGACTAATAAAAGGAGATAGTATGGCTAAGAAGTATGTTGAAGTCGGTGGACCAACTGACGCTGAATTAAAGAAGATTGAGAAGGAGGCTAAAGATGTTTATACAATGCCTCTGAAAGACCTATTCAAAGTGGATGAGGATTACGATATAGAAGTCCAAGACACCGCGGACTACTAGGCTACCAATTCTCTCCACGGTCATAACCAGGCGGTAACTCGTCTAGGTCTTGTATGGTCGGAATATCCACAGCAAAGTCATCGCCATTCATAGTGGCCAGTGATGTACCAAACTGACGGCGCTTCGCAGCCGCTTCAGGTGTTTGGTTATACTCTGTAGCCACTTGGCGCATGGCCTCTCGCATGGCCTCTGTTGGCTCTTTATCTTTACTTGCACACGACTGGCCACAGTAGGGGCCTTTCTTACGGTGTTCTTTACTGCAAAACTTACAATTTTTTAGCTTATAGACGCCTGGCATGCTTCTTCACGGATCCTAGTGGTTTCTTTCCAGATTGGTTACTACCTCATGGGAGAATACTACCACCTAGTTTTATTAGCGCTTCCGCTGGCAGGGATTTCGCCCGCCAATGGTAATACTCTCCCATGAGGTGATTACCTACTTATCCATCAAGGATAGGGCTAGTCCACCTAGGTAGATTACTAATATGGCGATAATGATTATATCTATTATATACTTATTCATCTTTTAGCTCTTGATATACCTCACCGAATTCTTCTATGGACTCTTTTAACTTATATTTAAGTGCCTTTACTCTACTATATTCATTGAGTTTATCAGCGATACTTCTAATACTATACCCTATTCCATCTGGATTACCATTATTCTCTACCCTACGAGCAATATTGTGTAGGTCTATGACTATCTGTTGGAGTTCTATCTCATTATTGAATAGGTCTAATTGTTTGGTCATATTACACCTCCATGTATTTTAATTGAAATTGGTTATGCTGGTTCTCTTTAGGGTAACCTCTTGGGTTACAGGCGATTCTTGTGGTACTTATATCATATTCGCAAGGGTCATGGGTATGTCCATGGATCCAGGCCTTAATCTGTGGACGATATGTAATAAACTCATCTAGGTTGGTGTGAAAGGCGCCATTACCAATATCACCAGACCACTTCTCATGGCAGGATCGGAATGATGGGCTATGGTGTGTAATCACCACAAACTTCTTGTCTTTTGGATTGGTCACAATGTTTATATACTGGACAGTTCTATCAAACTCTTGTATGGATAGCTGAGGTGTATATTTACGATAGTTCACTCCATCAAAATACTTGATGATTCTCCAGTCAGGCATAAAGTCAGTAACGGCACCTATGGTCATGGGGTCTTCTTCATTCATATTTGTCCACATGGTACCACCAATAAAAGTAATGTCATCTATGGTTATGGTTGCATTGTCAAGCACATGGATATTGGGTAAATGGAATAGAGCATCTTCTATGTCAGCCACGGTGTCATTAAACAAGTAATGATAATGCTCATGGTTACCAATGACATAGAGCACCTTTGGAAATTCTTTGGAAACTCTTTGGAAAAAATTCTGAAATACTTCTTTGGTTTGGAGGTGTTTCGCTACACATACATCACCGGCGAGCACCAACACATCGGCTTGGTTTTCATTGGTCAGAGTGAGGTCGGCAAACTCTAAATGTAGGTCGGAACAATAGGCGATTTTCATAGGGCTATCCTATCATAACCATCGTTTTATTGAGGCAAACTAACTTTCCATGCCTGGATTCGTCTTTGTGTCTTGCCTAATAATTTATTATAGAATGAGATGGCGTTTTGGTGTAATTCATTGAGCCATTCTTCTTTTGATATATTAGATTTTGGAGATTGATAGAAGTCTTCCATGTTCTTTATCTGTAATTGGCCTGCACCTAAATTCTCTATTTTTAAGTGTTCCCAATTCAATTCATAAACATCTAGCACCATTATACCCAATATTTTCTTTTGATGGCTATCATACTTGACAAAATTATATAGAAGAGGTTTATCTAACCTTTTTAGCCTATCAATGCTAATTAGGTTTGGCATCTTAAATTTTAGGGATACATCGGAAGTCTTATGGTCAACATAATAATCATTGACTGTTATATCTTCAACACTTCTACGGCTTCGGGCTAACTCTGTTTTATTGAATGAATTGACTAATATTCTATTACATTCTTGCTCAATCTTATCAGCTATTCCTCTTTGGTATAATTGAGTATCATCAGGATAAATTAGCTTTTGTAATAGACATTCTTCAATTTCATCTTTTAACATTCTAATCCCAGAGGCTACGGTAATATTTACCAAATAATCTTAACCCGTTTTGAATACGAGCATTATGAGCCTTTAATCCCTTACGGTCTACTTTTAGCTTACGGACTGATTTATTGAGGTCAGGTTCTTTACTTGATTCGGTATGGTCATAGAATGGAGCTTCATGGTCATCCATAGATAACTGCTCAAAAGTCCATATCATTTCATCTAAAATATAATCATAACGCTCAAAGAAGGTGTTGTCGTTATCTTCAAATAGCTTATGGACATCTGAATTGCCTGTTCCTTTGGCACCAACTCTTAAATTCTTTGGTACATCTTCATCAGCAATAAACGGTGCACCATGCTTCACTCTTTTGAGCTCTTGAAGTAAAGGTAGAATAATCGGTGATAGGGTGTGTTCAATTGACCAGGCATCCCATGGATCAATATGAATGTATTTTATATCACGGTTTATGAAGCTACGAATGGTATGAAGTTTATCACAAAACCAACCTAGTTTGGTATATTTGAGAATGTTTTTTACGAATGGCTCATCATAATCAATTTCACGCCAAAATATTACCTTCTCTATAATCGTATAGGGCGATAGCCAATTGTTTTTAGGTCTGTTTGTATAGATTTTCATACTAACCAGTCTTTGAGGAACCCTTCGGTTTGGACACCAGAGATTCTTTTAACCTCTGTATCATTTTCAAGCATGACAAGTGTTGGAACACCTCGGATACCATATTGGATGGCTAATTCTTGATTCTCATCAATGTCTATGGTTTCTATTGGATAGTCGGTGGTGATACCTTCTAATGTCTTAGCTAACATCTTACATGGTTGGCACCATGAGGCGGTGAACCTTAATACTTTTTTACTCATTGATAACTCCCTTTTGGTATAAATTCTTTATTACAAGCACGGCACTTCCATGATATGTGGGTGTGTCCGTTATAGGTTTTATAGATGGTTACGATTTCACGGTGTAGGCAATTTTTCATTTTATTTTACCATGTTAAAATTAATAACTATTCTTGTATGATTTTCTTTTGGTCTAGTGGCTGCATGTAGTGTTTTACTTGAAAAAATAACTATGCGGCCTTTCTTTGGTTCAACTTCTTGCAATATCGTATTAGCATTTTCATCAGCATAAAACATGGTGTTTCCATCCGAATCATTGACATAATATATCATCGTATCTATATTGTCATCATAAAAATCACAATGAGGTGGACTTTTTCTATCGTCATTACTTTTGAATACTAAATTCAATCGTGATTGCCTAATTTCTTTGTATATGATGTTAAATTTACTATTGAGGACTTCAATAATTCTATTTGGTATCTCCAGGTAAGATGAATTTTCTTTTCCATCAATATGCGTTTCATGTGATAGCCAAGGAAAATCTACAAACCTAGTATCACTCACAAACCGATTATCAGGCCTAACTGTTTCATTTTTAAGATACCAAGGAAAATAACCACTCGTGACATGATTTTCAATAAAATCTTCGTCTTCTTTACTTAAAAAATGGTCATAAACTTGTATCATTTGATTGCTTTACAATAAGAACAATCACTCATACTTGTCATAGACCTTCTTAATAGTTTGTATTAATTTATATATGGCCGCAATCACAACCGCAATCGTCACGGTCAAACCTAAAATAACTTGGGTCAATGGCCATAGAATGAATCGTATGATTTTAGGTACATACTTTACATAGGTTTGATTAATCGGTTCAGTTTTGTTAATTAAAAATTCTAGTGTATTATAAAATAGTTCATACATTATTCTTTTACTCCATATATTAATTGCATGACATCAAGCACACAGTCATCAATTGGGTTGTGTTTTGTAATATGTAAATAAGGGTCAAAACCAGGATAATTCACTTTACAATACCCATTGGTGGTGCCTGTGAGAAAATCTACTGCGGTACGAACATCTCGCCATCTTTTGAATGGAAAGATAGGTTCTATTTGTAATTGTTCTTCCATAGAATCAAGGACTAATTGGTCTAAATTACCACGAGCCCATACATAAGAATCAGGTTCATTTTTACTTTTAGCCCAGCGCCTCATTCTTTCGTAGCCGTCTTCAAACCGTTCATCAATCGCAACATTTGGCCTAAATGATTTAGCCTTGACATTATCACATTGTTTTGCCCACCAATCCATAGTGGTGCGACCAACGGTGCGATGTAGCCTTTTGATTTGGTCTGAAGCATCAAACTTACAGAAAAAAGTATTATCTCTTAATTGTTGTGGTGTTGGTTTACTGTCAGGATCAAAATGAATACAGGCCATGGATAGAATGACAGAATTAGATTCTTTACCAAGAGTTTCTACATCAAACATAAACATTATTCATTGACCTCAAAATAAAATTCTTCGTTATCTATCCATGCTTCACCAAGGTCATTATAACATTTCTTAGCAATACCATAGGTTGGAAATACTTCACGGGAAAACTTACCATTTTTAGCATGATAGAATGAACCAACCAATGGTTTATTTCTTAATTCGTCTTCTACTGGTAATCCTCTTAAATATATTCTCACTCTTTGGTTGGGTCTTTCAATATAATTGGAACTGGTGGTTGTGCCATAGCGTCTTTAATGGCATCTTCAAGTGATTGACCAGAGCGACCACGCATTTTAGCACGAGCTTCTTGCTTCATGCGGTCTAATTCACCAGGCATTAAGAATGGCGGTTCATCGTCATCAGGTGGAAACCAATTGTTTATCATATGTATAGGTCAAATTCATAGCCAAGTAGGTTAACATTCAAAATGAAAGTATTAAAACGATAGGCCACATGGAAACGAACCCATTGTGTGGTATCTTTGACTATTTGCACATTAAAACATTTGAAGCTTTTGAACCAATAACTCTTCCACTCTTGGACATTCCATTCACGGGTAATTTTCATATCTATTTTAATCATATCATTATCTCCCACGACCAGCTGATTTCTTGGCTGGTTTGTGTGAAGTAACTTGGTCTTTTACTTGACCTTTACCTGTATCCAGGTCATTCTTTTTCTTGCCTTGATTGTTCTTTTCGTTTTTCTTTGCTAATAAATCTTTGAGCATATCTGCATATGACATATTATTTCCTTATCCAATCTTTATTCCACATATCTTTATATGGGTCATCCTTAATAAAATCTTCTTTTGCCATAACCTCAAACTTATCTATCTTTTCTTGCGGTAAAGCTGTTTTAGCTTTTGGCTGATTTTTTTCTTCAACATGATTAGATACTTTTTCAGCAACAGATACAGCAATAGATATTGGGTTTAGAAAATCAGCTGGTGACTTGGTCGGTGTGGCATCAGCCATATACATCATACCAACCGTTGCTGCTTCAAGAATCATTTAATTTCTTCTTCCAATGAATAGATTTTGTTTTCTAATTTAACGATGTGATTACCAAATATACCTGATAAGGTACTACGAACATTACTATCAGATATGGTATTGATTGCGCCATTCATATCAGCTTTGAAATCATTAATTAATCGTAGAAATTCTTTACGAACATTCATTTCATCAAACTGATTTGAGTTTGGTTTTGAATGAATTAGGTGACCTAGCATTTCGTTTTTAGGCATAATACCCCCAACTGGTTCTTTGTTTTTTCTTCTTTGAATAATTACTTGCAGCTGATGAGCCATATACGATTGTTGATAGAATCGTTGTAGCAGCCCAAGCCTGCCAAGTGTATGGAATTTCAGTATAGAATAGAGTGTTTAATGACCAAATAATACCAAACGGAATAACTGCGACCAAACCAAAGAATAACGCTGTTGCTAATAATACTTTCACTACCTTCATAATTATCTCCCTATTTAATTTTATGCCAAATCTTTTCGTGTATATAATATAAAACTGTCATCATTATGGATAACCATATAGCTGTATGAAACCCAACCCAAGGTATTGTTGCAGCTAAAACAACAATACGATATGAAATCGCCTTATATAATGCTCTTTGTGATGGTGTCATTGAACCATCCAAATATAGGTTGCAAAAGCATTTACAATAGCAAAATATAAATTATGTATCAATAAAGGCTTATTGAATTGTTTGAAATAGAATTCATAGACCAATATTGAATGAGCTGTAACCAATACAGGAAATGCGTATTGCATACCAGGTAATTTAAGTGAAATGAATGTGCCAGATGTAATAAACAAGGCTGTGGCTATCCATTTAATATCAAAATCTTTCACTTTACTATCTTTCTACATTCAGCATAAACTTTTCGGTTATTCATATCTGTAAGTTTTGAGTGTGATTGCTTTTGACACCCTTCAAAACTATCAAATTCTTCGGTGTATAGTATTTGGTGATTTAACACCACAACTAATACCCATGTAATAACCATTAGTTTGTTTTAGTTACGGTCTCGTAAAGGGTTTCAAATTCTTCGTGTGTAGTCACTTCTTCGGAGAAGTTTTGTTTATGATAAACACGAATCAATTTCTTAATTGTTTTCTTTGGAATTTGAAAGTTCTTGTTTGTATCATTGATGATGTTTTTAATTAAATCTCTTTCAGCATCAATGCGTGTGAGTGAATTGCTAGCCTCAACTAAAGCATTATGTAATTTCTTTCTATCTTCTTCAAGTAATTGCATTATATATCCTTATAAAATTAATTCAGTTAATGATGAGTTTTCACCCATGGTGCCTTTGAAAAAAGTATTAAAGGCCAATGAAATTCGTGTGTTATCGCCACCTTTGTTTTCAACCATGTGTGTGGTACTTGATGGAAACATTATAATCATACCCGTTCTAACAGTATAGAACCACGACTCTGAATTATACCAATTAAACTCACTTGAAACGGGTTTAATTTGTTGATAGCCTTTTTTCTGAAATGTAATTTTGTCATATTCATCATTTGCATTGATGTATAATACACCAGAAACAAAACTATTTGGATGTTCATGGCTATGATGCCATTCTTTTTCTTTAGTATAATTTGTCCATGATTGTGTAATATATGGCACCATCTCATGTTTTGGTACATAAATTCTTTTAACGAATTCTGTTACATGTGCTGTAAGAATATTACGAAGATTTTCTAAACCAGGCTCATTAAGAATATAATTATTGGCACTTGTAATGTTGCCAGCATTTGACACAGTTTTCTTTTCAGCATTTTGGAATATTTCCATTTCTGAAGGTGTAAATGGTCTATCCATGTGCGAAACATAAACCGGTGTTGGGAAAATACCAGAGATTTCTGGTTCAACAATCGTTATCATATTACTTGCTGGTTTCATTTGTTTTATGTTTATCATAATATTAGGTTTTCTTTTATATTGTTTACGGAATTATATCAGAATCATCTACTGAATTGAGGTAATCATATACTTTTTCATAGGCCTCATTTTCATTGAGTGCTAACACATAGGCAAGTAGCTCATTGGAACCAATGGCTACTGTAAAGGGTATTCGTTTGAGATATTTGATAGAAATGGTCATAGGCAAATCAACCCAAAAGTAATTTGAGTTTTTGATATTGTCTATGGTTTGTTTAACTTCAGGTAATATATTCATCACAAATTCATTATATAAAGTTTATTTTAAGCGCAATCTGATATTGATTCAAGCCATCTCTTTGTGCAAGCCTTGTCTTGGTCTTTACATGGAGGCATGTCTTCTGGCACTAAACTCAATACAGCAGCTTCAGTTGCTAAATCTTTAACATCTTCTTTTTTGTTTTCTAACATTTTATTCACCTTTTGGGTTATTAATAATATCAACTTGTGGTTGATTCTCTATTTAGATATTTGTATAACCTAACATAATAAGCAAATCGTCTTGGTTCTCTTTCAAAGTTTGGAAGATAGCCAAAATAATCTAACATCTTTCCATAATATAATTCAGCATCTTGGTCTGTCATTAATAAACCCAAGATACGAATGAATAACGGGTGCCTTTGGTGCAATCTTTGACTAAATGTGGATACATGAAGTTTGATGGAAATATCAACACATCACCTTCACCCAAAGGAATAACCTGGTCCCACATTACGAATTCAGCACCTTCATAGTTTGAGTTAAGATTACCAACAATACTTAATGTGGGTATACCTTTTATTTTACCATCAAACATTGATTGAATATGGTCACAATGTAATTTCATATTGGTTTGTTCAGTATAACGATTGAAACGAATATCAGTAAAACCAGCCCAGCCACTATACCATGGAAAATTCAAATCTTTCATATACTGTGTAAGTAAAGTGTGTGTCATTTGCATGAGTTGAGGTTTTGTTTTAACATCATTAAAAAACACCGATAATTCTTTTTCAGTTGAATGGTATGAATCGGTATTGACATTATAGAATGTATGTTGTTGCCAATCCACTTTATCTAATTCACTACAAGTTTGACGACATATTTCCTGAGGAATAGCTCCTTGAAACACGGTCACATAAGATTCTAGGTCTTTATTAATCATTTTGTAAATTCTTTATTAATGTAATATTGTATTAATTGTTCACGAGCATAAGTGGATAAACTTACCACTTGAGTTGGTACTTTGAGTTGCACAGGGCAATAACCCCATGAATTCGTTTTCATATAATCAAAATAATACTCACGATGTTTTTTGTTATTTACATCAAACATCTCAATAGGCCTAACGAAACTGTCTAATATATTCATTTAATTTTCCTAATAATATAGTATCATACACTAATTTATGCTACATGTCAAGTGATTTTAAGGTGATAATAAAACTATTTGAATGCTAGTTGATTTGGGTCAATTATACACCTATTGGTAGGAATGTGAGGCAATAAAAAACCCACCAAAAGGTGGGTTTCTTGTGAAATATAATATTACTCTATTGTGTTTAATACCCAAGATGTTGTTTCTTCGTCCCAATTATAGAATTCACCTTCACCTGGCGTTGGCATTGGTATTGGTGCTTCCCAACGGCAAGTTGTTTCATTTAATACCCAACTTGGATATGGTTTTGGGTGAATAAATGCGTCACGACCTTCGTCATATGTCATGCCGATACCAGCATAGTTTTTACGAATATTGTGATTATATGATGTTTGAATCCAACGAATGCCTTCTTGAACGCCGAATACGCTTTCTTGCCATGCACGGCCGGCTGCTTCTGATTCGTTACCTTCTCCGTCAACACAGTTCCAATTGTCAACTGCATGAACTTCAACTACGATATTGTCTGAATTTACTTTAGCGAAATGTGCCATTTGTTTCTACTCCCATTAAAAATAGTGATACATGTATTTATAAGGATTATTTGTTAATTAATTGAATAAGCATTAAGAGAAGCTAATGAACCCGGACCCGTAAATGTGTGAATTTGATTACCGCCAGATGTTGTTACGGTTCCACCTGTAAATAAAGTTGTAGGAGATGAATAAGATACAATGACCACGCCTGAAGACCCAGCGCCTCCGGCTACAATAGTAGATGGTATAATCACTGCTGGTGAATCGGAATATCCACATGCACCTCCACCACCAGATCCTGTGTTTATAATTGCGGCACTACCATTACTTGCAGCTCCGCCAGCACCACCAATACTAGATCCTCCAGCACCGCCCCCTGCTGGACCTCCAGCACCTCCACCGCCACCACCAGCATAAGTAACTGAACTTCCAGAAATAGATGAAGCAGTTCCAGCGCCACCAGCGCCACCAGGCAATCCTGGAGATGTAGATCCATTACTACCAGTTCCACCTGCGCCACCACCACCACCAGCAGCATTACCTCCACCAGGGCCAAATCCGTTTCCTCCAGAGTTGCCTTGTCCAGGTGTACCAGAACCTCCAGAAGATCCAGGACCACCACCTGATCCGCCACCACCTGAAGCCCCCGATCCTCCTGCATTAGAGGCTGGAACTCCATTATTTGCTCCGCCGTAACCGCCACCAAGAGCTGTTACAGTAGATATAGCTCCTCCACTTAATACTGAATTTGATCCATTAGTTCCGTTGTTATATCCCGATGATGGCGCAGGCGCACCAGCTCCAACCGTAACAGTATATGTAATACCTGCTTGTAATGTAGCAGTACCAGTTAATAAACCGCCAGCGCCTCCACCTCCAGCACCAACAAAACTGGTTCCTGGATTATTAGATCCGCCACCAGAACCTCCGCCACCAACTACTAGATAGTTTATCGTGGAAGGTGCATTAGCAGTTAATCCAGCTGGATAGGAGTAACCTGTTGGTCGTGTGAAAGATTTATTACTTGCGACTGTTGTATATTTTATTTTTGGCATTTTTAATTTACTGAATATCCTGTTATAGACAGTCCATAATTTGAATTTGTTGTAAATGTTCCTGGTCCAGTAAATGTGTGAACAGTATAACCTGGTGCAGCTGAAGGACTAATTGATGATCCACCAGTGGCTGTTTGTGAACCAGAATAACGGACAATTACAATACCTGAACCGCCTGAAGATCCTGTTCCAGGATTTTTACCATAACCACCTCCACCTCCACCGGTGTTAGTAGTTCCTGCAGTTCCAGCAACACTTGATCCAACTCCACCTGCTCCGCCGCCACCTAAACCACCAGGAGATGAATTTGGAGTTCCAGCAGCTCCACCGCCGCCTCCGCCTCCAGCGTAGTATGTAGAAGTACCTGAAATAGAAGATGCTAAACCTACACCACCATCACCAGCATTACTAAATACGCCATTTGTACCTGCAGCTCCAGCGCCACCACCGCCTCCGCCTGTTACTGTTTGAGCTCCTCCATCCCATCCAGAACCAGTGCCACCATTATTACCTTGACCCGAAACAGCTGTTCCGCCTGCACCAGAATTATATCCGCCACCACCTCCAGATCCGCCGTTATTTCCATTTGATCCTGAATTATCTGTTATACCACCACCACCGCCAATAGATGTAATAGTAGATAATCCCGTACCACTTATTGATGAATTAGAACCATTGCCTCCTGGTCCACTTCCTCCTCCACCAACAGTCACAGTATATGCTGTTGAAACGCTTAGTGGTGTTGTTCCTGTTAGATAACCGCCAGCACCGCCACCGCCGCCAGTCCAACCACCACCACCTGCTCCACCACCAGCTACAACAAGATAATCTGTTGATGTGTTGGATGATAAAATTGCACTTAATCCTGTAGGAAAAGAATATCCGCTAGGTCTTACGAAAGTGTTTGTTGGATTAGAAACTGCGTATTTGATTCCCATTTAAGAATATCTCAATGAATTTTTTCTTTTATTTAATTGATAGAAAAACCAGGTCCTATTGGTATTAACGAACCAGATCCTGTAAATGTATGTATAGTGTTACCGCCTGATGATGTTACGGTTCCACCTGTAAATTGTTGTGATCCAGCATATGAGATAATAACTACACCTGAACCTCCAGCCGCTGGACTTCCTCCGTTACCACCGCCACCGCCACCGCCACCCGTGTTAGCTGTACCAGCCGTTGCAGTAGTTGATACAGAACCTGCACCACCACCACCAGAACCTCCGGCGCCAGCAACTCCTGTTCCTCCACTAGCTCCGCCACCGCCACCAGCATATGTTACAGAGGATCCTGAAATTGAAGAGGATGCACCAGCACCACCGGCACCACCAACTCCACTTGACCCGTTACTTCCAACAGCTCCAGCACCACCACCACCTGAACCACCTAATGATGATACTGATCCACTTCCGTTAAATGGTGATGTTCCTCCATTATTACCTTGGCCGCCCGTTCCTGCTCCTCCAGTTCCGCCATTATACCCACCATATCCTGAACCTCCGCCACCGCCCGAACCGCCAGCTCTTCCATTTGGAGTAACCCATCCGCCAGGTGGATAACCTAATGAACCTGCTCCGCCGCCACCTATAGCAGTAATAGTAACTAAATCTGTGCCAGATATGGAAGAATTAGAACCATTATCACCTTCAGCTAGTGTAACGGATGCAGCTCCTCCCGCTCCAACAGTAATAGTATAAGTAGTTCCTAATTGTAAGGTTGCACTAGAAATTAATAATCCACCAGCACCTCCACCGCCCGATGCGTTTTGAGCACCGCCGCCACCGCCAGCTGCAACAAGATAATTAGCAGAATTTGAAAATCTGGTTAATCCTGCTGGGAAACTATAATTTAACGGCCGAACAAATGACCCGTTATTATCGGAACTAAAATACTTAATTTCAGCCATTAGCTAATCTCTACACCAAATGCTGATATTGAAACTGAACCTGAATTTGAATTGGCAGCTAAGATTGCACCAGATGGTAATGTGAGACCTAAACTTAACAATGCAGTATCAGAGGCAGGTACGACACCGCCACGAACCACAAAGTATGTGTTAGCTGCCGTTGCTGAAAAACCACCAGAAGGCATCACAATGATTGAATAGGATACATTAGCTGCTGTTTGATTTGCTACAGTAATGTTATTAATAATTGCTGCTGTTGAAGCTGGAACCACATACACATTACCTTGAGTATTTGCAGTAGGATTTAATTGTCCTAAAATTTTAAGTGCGTTAGCCATTATTTGATTTCAACTCCATATGCGTGAATAGCAACACCTGCAGCTGAAGAGGTTGCATTGGCACCTGTTACATTTGCTGAAAGAATTGCTGATGTTGGTAATGTTACACCTGTATCCAATACTAATGTATCAGCTGCAGGTATGTTGAGTGATTTAAGAACAAAATGTTTAGTGGCTAATGCTTCACTTGAAGGTCTTGCTACTAAATCAATAAGAATATTGTTTTGTGTACCATTACAAACAGTAATTAAATTCACTACTGTATTGGTTGAAGCAGGAACCACATACACATTAGAATCTGTATTGGCTACACCAACAATCTGACCTAAAATCTTGTATGGTGTTGCTGATGCTGGTGAATCTGGAACAACACCTAAACTTGATGATACGATTGATAGTTGACCGTTTGATAAAGCGGCACCTGGCGCTAATTTAGCTGCGGTAACTGCTGAATCTGCTATTTTGACTGTGGTGACTGCGTTAGCTGCAATATCGGCTGCAACTACTGTTCCGTCTGCGATTGAGGCAGCTGTTATTTGACTGATTGCCATAGAATCTCTCTAAACAATGATTGATGAATTACATTTATACTGTATTTATCTATTCAGAATGTCTAATCCTGATGTTTTATCAATTTAGTTGGGTCTTGATTGAGCACCCAATTGATGAATTGACAGGCTAAATCTTCATCTGCATAGTAACGGGTCATCACTTGTCCTGTCAATGTGGAACCAACAAATATCAGTATGTTTCCTTTATAATTAGAAAACTTAATCCACCAATAGTCACGAATAACTGGATGCCATGACCGAAGGTGTCTAATAATGTCGGCTTCTAAATCTTTTTGCATATTTGGGCAATAATTGGATTTATTTAGCGGAAGTGTGTCGGCCGGCGCATTTTTGCTTTATACATAGCTGGTGTCCGGTTTGATAATAAATGAGCTTTCCTAATCCGACATGAAACCCAATCATTATAGTAATCGTCAGTTCTCAAAGCGTCCCGATTAAATATCTCCCAGGTCTCCCAATACGCACACTCTGAGCGTGATTTACAGAGGTGAAGTATCTCTCTCTTAAACACATCTTCTCCAAGTGCCTTTACTTCTTCTTGTATAACTTTATTAGAACCGAAGTATTTTTCCCAATCGGAAGCAACTCTGACTTTTTTTGATTTACCTTTTACTTGGCGTCTTGCAGCTTTAGTAAAAAACTTCTTACCCACATATTTACGGCCTGTTCTTGTATTGGTGATAAGATACACCATACCAAAATACTCACCAATTTCTTCACCCGTAAACTCTTTATGATTATATGTCCATTTCAATCTTCGTAACCATCTTCCTCGTTGAATGATTTTTTAATTTCATCTATTTCGTCTATCATGTATTCACCACAGAATGGACAGTAGAGAGGATCGGTTTCGCATATCTCTTTGTCATACTGTATTACATATTTAGACCCACATTCACACGAGTGATGTTTGTTTGCCATAGGTTATCCTGTTGAATTATTTACACGAACATTTAAGTTCGTAATCTTTGATTGCAGCTTTGATAGCATCTTCAGCAAGGACTGAACAATGTATCTTCACTGGTGGTAGTGCGAGTTCTTCAGCGATGGCTGAATTTTTGATAGTAGAAGCTTCTTGTAGTGTTTTACCTTTGAGTATCTCTGTCACTAAACTTGATGAAGCTATGGCTGAACCACAACCATAGGTCTTAAATTTAGCGTCCGTAATGATACCATCTTCTACTTTGATTTGTAATTTCATTACATCACCACAGGCCGGCGCACCAACCATTCCTGTGCCAACATCTGGTTCGTCTTTAGGAAAAGACCCAACATTTCTTGGGTTTTCATAATGGTCTAATACTTTATCAGAGTATGCCATAAAGTTCTCCTATGCTGAAAATGATGAACCACAACCACATTTACTTGTAGCATTTGGGTTCTTAATTTCAAATTGTTCAGCCATTAATGTTTTACTATAATCTATTGTAGCACCATTGAGGTATTGCATACTCATAGCATCTACAAGTAAAGTGACACCATCTTTTTCTACTACAAAATCATCTTCATTTTGAGATTCATCAAAAGTAAAACCGTATTGAAAACCAGAGCAACCGCCACCAGAAACAAATAACCTTAATTTAAGGTCTTGATTGTCTTCTTCAGCTAATAAACTTTTAATTTTATCAACGGCGCCTTGTTCTATTGTTACCAATTGTTTTTACTCTCTAATGAATTGTTAAGTTTTGGGTTGAAATTGATATTAATAACCTTTTCAGCCTCTGTTATGGATAATTTATATTTTTCTAAATCTGCAACAGGTAAGGCTGTATTTGGAAATATGTAGGCTGCTGATTTTTGATTCTTTACATCAACAATCACTTTATACACTTTCGTAGGAATACCAACATTGTTACCAATGACCGCATAACCTCTCTCATAGATTGGTCCAGATACTACATAAACATCATTGTTTTTCAATACATAATCACGCACCTTGGCTTCTAATTGTTTCCAGATACCACGATTGTTGTTTGGTACCTGTGGAATCATGTTAGACAAGAAGAATGATTCAGACATAATCTCATCATTTTGTGTATTGTCAGCACCAGGACTTAAATGACCACGGTCATATGGTTTACCAGCATAATCAGCTAATTGACTTTGATGTTGAACAGGAACTTCAGGATCAGGACGAAAATCGTCTTTGCGTTTTGCTGGGCCTGTAATTGATTCTTTAGTAAGATGTTCTAATACATATACAGCTGTTTTTGTGTTGTAATTGTATTGTAGAGCGTAATTCTTTTTACACATATATTGGACATTGGTGGCCTTTGATACTGGCGCACCATAAGGTGTAAATTGTGGACATTTATCATCTATGGGATTCGCCAGAGATGTTAATGGTAATAGTAATAATAGTAATAGTTTCTTCATAATTTTCCTTGTTATGCAGCTGCACCCCAAACATTCTCCCAATTACCACTTAATGCACCTTTAGCATAATCAGTAGCACGATTCTCAAAGAAGTTTGTATGTGTCGGTGCGTTAATCATTTCTTCAACCCACGGTAATGGATTCTTTTTCACTTTGAATACACCTTTCATACCAAGTGAAATGAGGCGTCTGTCACAAATATAACGAATATATTGTTTCACATCAGCTGCAGTTAAATTAGGCATATCGCCCATTTCAAAAGCTAAATCAACGAATCTATCTTCCAATTCAACCATCTTTTCTGCGATGGTATAAATTTGGCCTTTTAATTCATCGTTCCAGATTTCTTTGTTTTCTTCTATGTAGGTTCTGAATAATTTAATCATAGATTCACAATGTTGAGTTTCATCTACGATTGACCAGGTCACAATCTGACCCATACCTTTCATCATACCATGGCGAGGAAAATTAAGAAGCATAATAAAGCTACTAAAAAGCTGCATGCCCTCCGTAAAAGCAGAGAAGACGGCGATGTGTTTTGCAGTTGACGCAAGGTCACCATTTTTCGAGCTGATGTCCGTAACATAATCGTGTTTATCCTTCATTTGTTGATAATCTAAAAATTGATTATAGGTTGTATCTGGTAATCCTAATGTTTCAATGAGATGAGAATAAGCTGCAACATGAAGTGCTTCACGAGCTGCAAATCCTAATAACATCATTCTTACTTCCGGTTGTGGAAAGTATGGTAAATAATTCTTTACATAACCACCTGCCACATCCACATCACCTTGTGTGAAGAAACGGAAGATATGTGTTAAGAATTGTTTTTGTGGTGCTGTGAGTTTATTCTTCCAATCTTTCACATCTTCAGCCATAGGAACTTCAGTATGAAGCCAATGACTTTGTTCGTGTTTCAACCAAGCATCATATGCCCAAGGATAAAAAAATGGTTTGAAACTGGTTCTTTCGTCTGTGATTCTATAATCGTATTTCTTGGTCATTTCTATCCTTCGCATGCTACGCAAACAGATTCTTCTGTTGCTAATTGTTTTAAGTCTATCTCTTGCATTACTTGTCTTTCAATCTTCTTAGCCACTTTATCAGCCTTACCAATCTTTTCAGAACGGCAGTAGTATAAAGTTTTAAGACCAGTTTTCCATGCCATAAAATGAATCGCATGGAGATATTTTACATTTACATCTGGTCTAAAGAATAGGTTGAGTGATTGTGCTTGGTCAATATACTCTTGGCGGTCAGCTGCATGTTGAATAATCCATCTTTGGTCAATTTCCATAGATGTTTTGAATACATCTTTGGCCCATTCATCTAAAATGTCCAGATGTTGAACTGAACCATCATTCGCAATAATAGATGACCAAACTTCATTGTAATCTAATTTAGTGTCTTCTTCACATTTCTTTTTAATGATTGCATCCAAATAACGATTCTTATTTAAGAAAGCGCCACTTAATGTATCTTGACGATAAGCATTAGCACGATAAGGTTCTATACTTGGGCTGGTGTTTCCCATAATGATACTGCTACTAGCGTTAGGAGCAATAGCCATAAGATGGCTAAAACGGTTACCCGTACCTTTGGCGTCAGGTGCTTCTCCACGCTCTTTACCCAATTCTTGATTTGCTTCATTTAATTTACTCCT